TGAGGTCTAACATTATAGCATCTCTAACCAAACATTCCAAAACTGTTGATATGAATAAGTTTGGGGGAAGATTTAGATATAGTAAAGTTCTTCAAATCATTGATAATGTAGATACTTCGATTACTTCTAATATCACTAAAGTGAAGATGAGAAGAAATATGAATTGTATTACTAATACATTTGCACAATATGAGATTTGTTTTGGTAATAAGTTCTTCAAAAAATTAGATGGTTCTAGTATCAAGAGCACCGGTTTTAAAGTTGCTGGTGAATCAGAAACAGTATACTTCTTAGACGTTCCATTAGAAAATAGTGATATTGGAATTCTTACAATTGTTAAACCAACACTAAATCCAGACACTTTCGAAGTTGTTAAAAAATCAATTGGAACGGTTGATTATAAGAAAGGTGAGATTATTGTTAATACAATTAATATTGTTTCAACAGATTTACCAGAGAATGTTGTAGAGATTCAAGCACTTCCAGATTCGAATGATATTATTGGTTTGAAGGATTTATATCTCATCTTTGATGTGTCGAAAAGCACTATAAATATGGTTAAGGATACGATTGCCTCTGGAGAACAAATTTCTGGAGTGAACTTCCCGGTGAAATCAAGTTACTTAAACGGAAAAATAACAAGGTAATAGAGAGGAAATATGATTACTACTGGTTTTGATGCTAGGGTAAAAGTACAGCAAGTCATTGATAGCCAATTACCAGAATTCATTTTAAATGAAAACCCTAAAGTTGTAGACTTTCTTAAACAATATTACACGTCTCAGGAATTCCAGGGAGGTGCGATTGATATTGTCGAGAATTTAGATCAGTATCTAAGTCTTAATAATTTAACTCCAGAAATTTTAACTGACCATACATCAGTAACTTCTGATGTTACGTCTACTGATACTACAATTAATGTAACAACTACAGGTGGTTTTCCCAAAGATTATGGTCTTTTCAGACTAAATGATGAGATTATTACCTATACTGGAATAACCACAAATAGTTTTGTGGGTTGTATTCGTGGATTTAGTGGTATTACCTCTTATAGAGATCGTCTAAATGCAGAAGAATTAGTATTTGAATCTTCAGCAGCAGATTCTCATACTACAGGAACTCAAGTTAAAAATATAAGCTCACTATTTCTCAAAGAATTTTATAGAAAACTAAAGTATCTTCTTGCACCTGGATTTGAAGATGTTAGTTTTGAGAGTTCACTTGATGTAAACAATCTCATCAAGCAGATTCGTAACCTGTATCAAAGTAAAGGAACCGAAGAATCTTTTAGAATTCTATTTGCAATCTTATATAATGAAGTTCCTAAAGTTATTAACCTAGAGGACTTCCTTCTAAAACCCTCTTATGCAGAATTTATAAGAAGAAGAGTTCTTGTTGGTGAACAAATTTCGGGTAATCCGAATAAACTTATTGGTCAAATGATCGGTAATTATCGAGATACTGCTACTGGTCCAGTATCAGAAGTTGAAATTATTACTAGAAATAAAAAAACATTTTATAAAATTCAACTTTTCTCTGGATACAATGAGAAAAGTCTCATTGAAGGAACGTTTAATATCACACCAAATAGTTTAATCTCCGATAGTATTTCTATTGGATCTTCCGTAGTTAGTGTAGATAGCACTATTGGGTTTGGTCAAACTGGTATTATAAGCGTTGAAGGTCAAAAGATAGAATATAGAGATAAGAGTATCAATCAATTCTTTAATTGTAGTGGAATTACTTCTGCGATTACACCAGGAACTCTTGCATATTCACAAACTGACACTATCTATGGATATGAAGATGGAGATACATCAAAGAGAGTAGATCTCAGAGTTACTGGTGTAATGTCAGATATTGAGGATAAAGATCAATATACTTTACTATTCAATGATGATTTAATTAGTGTTAAAAATCTTGGTGATAGTATTGTTAATAATGATGAAAATTATAAGCAATTTGCTTTCAATACCTGGATTTATAATACTAGAACACGATATGAAATTGAAAGTTTTTCAAATAACACAGTAACTTTATTTGAAACTGCAGATAAGTCAAGTCTTAAGAAAAATGATTCTGTAGATATTTTAGATAGAAATGCCGAAAATATTGTAGTATCCAATGCCGTTGTTACTTCTGTAAATGGAAAAGAAGTTCAGATAAATCAATCGATCAGTGCTGCATCTAATAGAAGTTTGAGCATACGTAAAAGATTTAACTATGCTACTTCATCTGGTATTCAATTAGAATCTGATAAGATTTTGACTAATGTTCAAAATACTTATAGTGAAAAACCTAGTGGGATGTATGTTGCATCAAATTCACTTCCAGATTATGAAATAACGAAAGAAATTTCAGAAGCAACAATTGCTATTACACCAACAACAAATTTAAATAATATTTACCAAGGATTTTTCCCAACTCTTGGCACATATTCTACATTATCATTTGCCAATGATGTTCCATTCCTGACTGGTGATGAAGTAATTTACACCGGTGATGGGGATAAAATTGTTGGATTGGAATTTGGTAGAGTCTATTATGTTGAAGTTATAAGAGATACTAATCCTGTTAGAACGAATAGAATTAAATTATATAATGCACGATCATTTATTGGAACTAGTCAACATGTAGGATTGGAAGATACTGCGTTTACTACTACAACAAATCACACATTTACTTTAAAACAACATTATAGTAAAAATTTAAAAGCAAAGAAATCACTAGTAAACTTCCCACTGATTCCAGATATTAAATCTGGAAAGAATACCCCAACAGAACCAGGTTCTATCGGTTTGATGATTAATGGTGTTGAAATTCAAAACTATAAATCTGATGATAGAGTTTACTATGGTCCTTTAGATAATATTAAAGTTTTAAACGGTGGATCAGATTATGATGTCTTAAATCCACCCCAACTTGTAATTTCTGATTCTGCTATTTCAACAGGAACAACCGCAAGAGCACAGACAGTTGTTACTGGTACAGTTAAAAGAATTATTGTTGACCCACAAGACTTTAGTATTAATAGAGTTTTATCAACAACCATAGAAGGTGGTAATGGTAAAGATGCTGTTTTGGAGGCAGTTGTTTCCAAACAGTTCAGGGAGATGCCTTTTAATGCCTCTAGAGTTGGTGTTGCAGTAACCGGTGGTATTGATATTACTAACGATGCTCTAACGTTTGAAAACTTTCATAATTTAATTGATGGTCAAAGACTTGTTTACAGTTCTAATGGCAACTTACCTCTTGGTATTGGACTCTTTGGTGGATCTAATACAAATCAAAACGATAATTTGGTAAATGGTGGAGTTTATTATCCAGAGATTATTAATACAAAATCCATATACCTATACAAAAATTTATCTGATTATTCTGCTGGTATTAATACAGTTGGTTTTACTACTGTCAATACTGGTGGTATTCATAAATTTAGAACATTCGATGAGCAAAATGTTGTTTCTGAAATTAAGGTATTAAATCCTGGTTCTGGTTATACCAATAGAAAACTCAGAGTTCATCCAATTGGTATATCTACAATCACAAATATTATTAAATCAAAAGATCATGGATTTAATGATGGAGATTTAGTCAATTATAGATTCCAAAATTCTGCTGTTTCTGGTCTTTCCAGTTCCACACAATATAGAATTTTAAAATTAAATGATTCTGAGTTCCAGATTGCGGAAGCAGTTGGTGGGGCAAGAACAAATTATAATAGAAAAAACTATGTAAGTTTTGGTTCTACTTCTGGTGAAGGATATCAAATATTCTCATATCCACCAATTCAAGTCAAGATTGATGCAGAATTTACTGCAGGATCTGGTGGCATTAATACTATTTTTACAACTCCAGTTGTTCGTGGTCAAATTACTAATGTATATGTTTATGAGAAAGGATCTGACTATGGATCAAACATTTTAAACTTCCACAGAAATCCAAAAGTTGTTACAAAAATAGGTCAAGGTGCTCAACTAAGACCTATTATTAAGAGGGGATATATTGTTGCAGTTGAAGTTCAGAATGGTGGAAAGTTCTATGATGCCGCACCAGATCTGGAAATTAATGGTGATGGTGTTGGTGCTGTATTGAGAGCAGTTGTAAGAGATGGTAAAGTTATTGATGTAATCATCATCAATAGAGGAACAGGATATGATCAAAATAATACAAGTATTAATGTCAAACCACCTGGTAGAAATGTAGTTTTAGAATCAAACATTAGACATCTTCGGGTCAATAACTTGAAGAGATTTTCTGATGAACTACTTACAAATTATGAAGATAGTTTATCTTATGGTGTTGTTGGTTATTCGACCGATAGAGATGGAGAATCTTTCTTAGATTCAATTTCAGAAGATGAACACTCCAAAGTTATTGGATGGGCAAACGATGGTAATCCAATTTATGGGCCATATGCATTTTCTGATCCTAATGATGATAACTCAGCAACTAGACGATTAGTTAGTGGTTATGTTGATGCATCTTCTGATATCAATAATCGACCATCTTTTGATGTATTTGAATCTGGATATTTTATTGAAGATTTCAAATTTAATGATAGCGGTGATTTAGATTATCATAATGGAAGATACTCCAAAACTCCAGAATTCCCTGATGGTGTATATGCATATTTTGTTGGTGTATCTACAAATGCAGTTACAGGAAAATTAGATCCAGAATTCCCATATTTCATTGGTGATACTTATAGATCACAAGTAATTACTGAGAAATTAGATCAAACGTTTGATTTTAATAAATCAAATCTTGTTAGGAATACATTCCCATACAGAACAGCAAAACAACATTCAGGAAGTGATTTTCTATTCGAATCAAATTCTCCTGTCGACCAAACAACTGTCGTTGAATCTGCATCTAAAGGTTCAATTGAATCTTTTGTAATCCTAAATTCTGGTGATGATTATAAAGTTGGAAATTCTTTAAATTATAATAATGCTGGCACTGGTGGTGGTGGAGCAGCAGCAGAGATATCCAGAGTATTCGGTAGAAAAATTAACGAAATTTCTACAGAATATCTTAAATATGAAAATTCTATTGTTGAAAGAGAAAATTCAGAGACTCTTAGAATATACACCAATACAATTCATGAATATTTGAATAAAGATACTATTCAAATATCTGGTATTTCGACCCATGTTGAAGGTCTAATCGGATCGCATGTAATTGGTGTTTCTTCCAACATAACAAGATTATCAGATTATATTTCAGCAGATCAAGGTATATCAACAGATATTTACGTTTCATCACTCTCACCTGTAATTGGATCTGGAACTTCTATTGGAATTGGTAGCGAAACCTTTAGAGTTCTAAACGTATTTGCTGATGAAAATATTTTACGTGTTAAGAGAGGTAATGTAGGAGCATCTCATACGTTTGCTGATTTAATCAGTGTAAATAATGATTATTTTACAATTCCAGTAAAATCCGAAAAAGAAATAGATTCTAAAAAGAACTACAGTGTATATTTCAACCCTTTTGAATCTATTGGTGTTGGACTACAAACTGGAACTGATGCATCTCTCGGATACCATGTAGGAAGATCACCAAAAACAATTTCTGTTCCAACCCAATCAGTTTTCATTCCAAACCATCCATTTAAAGATAATCAAGAAGTTGAATTTACTGTTCCTACTGGTTTTGTTGGGATTGATGTTAGAGATACTCCTGGTGGTTTAACATTTGCATTAGCAAATCAATCAGTTTACGTAATTAACAAAGGAAAAGATTTTATTGGTATTGTAACCGAAGTTGGATTTACAACTTCAACAAGTGGTCTATTCTTCCCTGCAACCAATGTTAATACTAACAATAGTTTTGAGTATGCCTTCACAACTAAGTTTAGTGAGATAACTGCAAATGCACAGAAGATAAAAACACAAGTTTCTATCTCAACTATCCATAACTTAAATAATGGAGATTCTATTGACCTTACAGTAACACCAAATCAGTCGGTTGGTTTTGGCACAAATCCATCTGTAAATGTTAAGTATAATACAATATACCAAAAGATTCTAGTTGATAGTGTTGGATTTGGTTCAGATAAAATTAACACCAATGACAGTAGTGTTACTATTAGTAATCATGGGTATAAAACAGGTCAGAAAGTATTTTATAATTCTACAGATTTAGTTTCTAGTGGTTTAGAAACAGGAGGATACTTTGTATTCAGAATTGATGATAATAAGTTTAATTTAGCGAGAACATTAAATGATACTATTTCCAATCCACCAGTAATTGTTAGTATTGCAAGCACTGGTGGCGCTGATCAAGAAATTAGTCTCTTAAATCCACAAATCGAAGTATTTAAAAATAATAATATTGTTTTCAATGTTTCTGATAGTTCTCTAATAGACTACGAATTTAAATTCTTCTATGATAAGAATCTTAGTAATGAATTTGTTTCTACCGGAACAACATCAACATTCTCTGTTGTTGAGAGTGCAACCAGTGGTATAACTTCTACTTATACTATTACATATAGTAAAGACTTACCAACAAAATTATATTATTCTTTTGAGAAAGATGGTATCTCTATTAAACCAGATGCTGATGTTGTTGATTCTTCTGAAATCATATACATTAACAGTAAGTATAATAAATCTTATAATGTATTTGGAGTTGGATCTACAACGTTCAATATTTCTCCAAATGAACTCCCAGAAGCATTATCATATACATCAACAAATACTGATACTTTAGAATATACAACAAGTTCAAAGACTGCTTCTGGTCCAATATCCAGAATAACTACAGTTTCAACTGGTTCCAACTACTCAAGATTGCCAGTTATATCTGGTTTAGGATCTGGAACAGCAGCAACTGTTGGATCTAATGCAATTATTAGACCTTTAACAGAATCTATCGGTAAACTAAACAACTTCAGAATTGTTAATGAAGGATTTGAATATGCTTCTGATAAAACTTTAAGACCTCAAGCAAGAATTTCAAAATTATTCACGTTAAGTGGAACCGATATTGTAAAATCTGTTAATGTTCTTGATGGTGGTAGAAATTATCTTTCACCACCAAGTCTCATCATTGTTAACATGTATACTAGAGAGGTGCTTGATCCTTCAACATATTCTCTAGAAACACAATTCTCAGGAAACACTATTGTTGGTGTAGATGTTATTGCAGAACCAAAAGGTTTGGAATCTGTTGAGCACCGTTTATTTCCAATATTGAATAGTAATGGTGTTCAAGTTGAAAAAATTACTGATTACAGCAATGGTGTTGTAACTTTGGAAGTAAGCACTCCACCAATTGATGGTTTTATAAATCCACCATTTGTTGTTGGAGATGAAATTTTTGTTGAAGGACTAAGAAAGAAATCTTTCACGGATACTCTTGGTAATATATCTTCACCTGGTAATGGATTTAACTCTGAAGACAATAGATACAATTTCTTCAGAGTAGTTGAATTTACAAATTCAAATCCAGCTATATTGAAGTTTAATATTGGTGATGTAACAACTAATCCAGGAGTTCCTGAAGAGTTACAAACTGGATTCACCTCACTTGTTAAAAAACAGAACTTCCCAGAGTTTAAGTTAAATATTGAAACTGGTATTTTCTTCCTCGGAGAAGAGATTACCGTAAATGGTGTTAAAACTGATTTAGTAACCACTGTTGTTGAGAAAGGTTTAGTTAAAGTTGATGGTGATTACAAAGTAAAAATTGGTGACAAATTAAAAGGAATCAATTCTGGTGTTTTTGCAACTGTCAATTCTATTACTGATTTTGAAGGAAGATTCTCTGTAGATTATTCTAGTAAGAAGAATTTTGGTTGGAAGAATAATATTGGTCAATTGAGTAATTCATTACAAGTTATTCCCGATAATTACTATTATCAAAATCTTTCATATACTATTCAAAGTCCAAAAGAATTTGTAGATATTCAAGAAAATGTAAGTCGCCATGTTCACCCATCAGGGATGTTAAACTTTGCTGATATTCAGTTATTATCCAAATCTACAGTTTCTATTGGATTAACTGATTCGTTTGTTTCAACTGTTCTTGATTTTGTTGGTGAAAGAAGAGTTGATACGATTAATAACTTCGATGTAGTTCAAGATTATGATGCAACTAGTGAAACTTCGAGATTTGTAATTTTCAAAAATAGGAGACTCTCTGATTTTATTGAATGTAGAACTAATAGAGTATTACAAATTGATGACATCAGTAATAGATTCTCAAGTGCAGAATTTAATAAGGATAGATTTGTTGAAGCAATAGAATATCCAATTACAGATTTCTATTCAAGATTCTTAGTTCAAATTTCTGATGAGGATAAAACTAGTTCTCAGTTTAGTGAAGTTGTTGTCTTAAATGATTTTAGTAATACTTACACTTTGAATAAAGTAGATCTTTTCACAGATACAAGACTTGGAACTTTATCTGGAGATTTTGCTCCTAGTGGAGATCCAACTTTAAGATTTGATCCTGTTGATCCAAATAACTTTAATTATAATGTTAAAGTTTATAGAGAGTCGTTTGCACCTTCCACTACAGTTGGAACTGGTTTTACCGAATTTGGTTTCCTTAGAATTGATGGAAGAACTAAGAGGTTGGGACCTGCGAATGGAAGTGGATTGGTTGGATTTAAGACCGATGTTTTTGAAGCACTCTCTAGCAAATATGACACAATATACACCTTTGCACAAGTTCTGAATACTGATACCAATAGAATGAACTACTTTGAAGTAGTTGCTCATCATGATGGACAAGATAATCATGTATCAGAATTTTACTATGACACTTTACCAACAACATCATTCTCTGGTGCAAACATTGGCACATTTGGACTGAATGTTTCGGGTGGCGTTATTAGTCTCCAATTTGAAAATAATATTAATAATAATCTACTTGTTAAGACAAAAACAATTGGAATTGGAACTGTTGGTGCTGGAGTTGCAACTCATAGATTCTTAGTTCCTGGTCAAATTCCAGGAACAGAACGAACTGCAAAGTTTGATTCTCAATTAAAGGAAACAGTTGGTATTTCTACTGTATTTGAATTTGATAGTGTATTGCAGTTTAGTCAAAAATCAATTATAAAAATTGGTATTGGTGAAACTACTGTGGTTCAGAATGTGATGGTAGTTGCTGATCAGCAAAGAACTTCCATTCAATCGTCACCGTTTATTAATGTCAATACATCTAATGGTATTGGAACATATTCTTCAGAAATGGTCGGAAGTAATGTAATTGTTAAATTTCATCCAGATCCAGAGTTTGCTACCGATACCATTACTCATCAGGCATACAGTCAGCACATTTATACTGATATTGACGAATTTAATATTCCACCAGCATATCTAGTAGGAACCGTTATTGAAGATCTTGAGAATTCTTTCTATGGTTCGATTAATGTCTTTGGTAAAGATAAGACTGATTTTGATCTGAACTATAAATCTATTCCAATTTATGAAAAAGGATTCAATCCAGCAAATACCAATGCATTAAATCAATCTACTGGTGTTATTAGTATTGATGATCATTTCTTTGAAACTGGTGAGGAATTAATTTATACTCCAGCATCAACACTACTTGGTATTGCTGCAACTTCTATTGGTATTGGAACCACTGTTGTAAATGGAACTTTATTTACTGGAGACATTGTTGAAACAGGTTTCTCTACAATTACTGGCATTGCAAATTCGACAGGTTTAACCTCGGGTGCTCTACTATTTGGCGATGGAATTCCTGCAAATACTACAATTACAGGTATTCAAACCTTCAATTCATATTTCCAAGGTGATGTTGTAAGTGTAGGTGCGACAGTAATTACAGGTATTGGTAATACCTCAGTTATTAAAGTAGGTTCTGGAATTTTCTCTGGCAATAGCACTTCATTAGGCACTATCATCGCTATCGGTATTAATTCTGTAACTGCATCTACAACTATTGTTGGTGGTGATGATAGAACTTATTATATTGATAATCCAAACTGGTCAGTGACCATGTCGAATGTTTCTACTGCATCGACAACTAGAGAAGTGTTTACTACTGGTATTACTACTGATAAGATGCCTTCCAGAGTATATGCAATCAGACTTTCTAAGGATACCTTTAAGTTGACAGGAACTGCTGGTGGAAGTGGGATAGGATTCACATTTACTGATATTGGATCAGGAAATCGCCACAAACTTGAAATGAAGAAGAAGCTTGAAAAAGCACTTATTACTATTGATGGTGTAACACAATACCCACTAGCATATACTCCATTAGTATTCAATTTGGAAAATAATGGAGGAACAACTGTTGGTGCCGCTGTTTCTTTCCTATCACTTTCTGGTATTTCTTCAATCAGACCAAGAGATATTCTTAAAGTAAATGAAGAGTTCTTAGAAATTCAAAACGTAGGATTTGGAACTACAACATCGGGTCCAATCAGTGGTATTGGAACAGTTCCACTGATCAATGTATCCAGAGGATTTGTTGGAACTTCAGCAACAACACATAATGATGGTTCAGAAGCAAGAATCTTCAAGGGGGCATTCAATATTGTTGGTAATAAGATTCACTTCACTGAAGCACCTGATGGTAAGGGAAATAATGACAGATTAAATGAAAGCGCATTATCTCTTCCAAAATCAACATTTAATGGTAGAGTTTATCTAAGACAAGATTATACTGGTAATACAGTATATGATGATATTTCTTTAGGATTTAACGGGATTGGAAGAACATTTAGTGTTTATAAAGAAGGAGAAAATACTCTCGGATTGGAAGCAGGAAGCAACTTAGTATTCATTAATGATATCTTCCAGACTCCCGATACTTCTAATAACACTGGTAACAACTATAACTTTAGTGCTGATGAAGTAACCGGAATTTCTAGTGTTACATTTACTGGAATCACTAGACCAGGATCTAACGATATAATTATCTCCGAAGAAGATGTTAATCAAAATCAAATTCCAAGAGGTGGTGTTGTAATCTCTGTTGCATCCACTGGTGGTCTTGGATATGCACCACTAGTTAATGCTAAGGTAAAACCAACTATTGGTGCTGGAAAATCAATTTCTGGTATACTCGGTGTTTCTACGTTTAGTTCTTCCCAAATCAATATTAGCACTTCTCGTTATATTGAATCAACTGGTATTCTTAAGATCACTACACAAACACCACATAATCTCTATGGATCGGGAACATTTGTATATTTAAATGATTTGGAGTTCTCTTGTGCTGCACCACATGCTGGTGTGACTACAACAATATTCCCAGATGGAACTCAAGGATTTCAATATCCAGTTACTGGAATATCTTCCGATAAGACATTTGAAATTAATGTTGGGACAAGCACAATTCCACACACATATGAATCTGGTGGAACTATTCGCCAATACTTCCCACAATTAACCTTTGGTTCTGGATATCGTGGACCTGTTGGTGTTGCAATCACTGATCTTGCATATGCACATAAATTTGTTAGTGCTGAAACTGACTCCATTACAGATAATACTAATGCAACATATACAGTAACTAACGCTAAGTATACTTCACATTCTGGTGTTCTGATTCTATCAATTCCAAATCATGGATTGACCGTATCAAATACTGTTGGAATTGATACTGGATCTTTAACTTTCAAATGTTCCAGTGATAACTTTAAAACAAATCAAGTTTATCCAAGATCAACTGATCCTGTTGCAGGTATTCAAACTGCAATTACTGCAGTAACTGCAAATACAATTACTGTAAACATTGGTCCCGCTGGTGGAGCAGGAACTGGTGCAAATATCACCGCTATTGTCGGTGCTGGTGGAACACTAGCATTTAATGTTGTTGATGGTGGTAGTGGGTATATCAATCCAGTTGTATCAGTGGATAGTCCATCTTATGAAAATTTATCTATTACTGGAGTATCAAGACTTGGAACTGGTGCAACAACGGCGACAGGTATTGGTTTATCAATAACATTCGAGTTATCACCATCATCTGTTGGCATCGGCACATCATACTTTGAAATTGATAGATTTCAAATTTCAAATCCGGGTTATTCATTCAGAAAGGGTGATGTGTTTAAACCAGTCGGTTTAGTTACTGCTGCAGGATTATCATCACCTATTTCCGACATCGAATTCACTGTGACTGAAGTATTTAATGATTCATTCTCATCATGGCAATTAGGTGAATTTGATTATATTGATAGCAATGCATCCAGACAAGATAATATAAGAACTAGATTCCCATTGTTTAAAAATAATCAACTACTCAGTTTTGAAAAAAATAATTCTGATGTAACATCTTCTCTCATTGATTTTGATTCTATTTTATTGATTTATGTTAATGGTGTTATGCAAGAACCAGGTAAATCATATGTATTTGAAGGAGGAACAACATTCTCATTCCTCGAACCACCTAAGAAAGAAGATAAAGTTGATGTGTTCTTCTATAGAGGAACTAGAAATATTGATAGTGTTGAAGTTGATGTTGATGAATCGATTAAACCTGGTGATGAAATTAGAATATTAAAGAATGATTCATTAAGTGTCAATACAATTTCACAAGATTCAAGAATTGTATCTTCAATTATATCTGCAGATACTATTGAAACTGGAATTTATCTTGGTGATGGTATTGATGAAACTAATTACAAACCAATTGAGTGGAGTAAACAAAAAAGAGATCTATTAGTTGGTGATAATGCACGACCAAAATCTAGAGATTCTTTAGAGGGTATGGTTTTTCCAACTGCTAAAGTAATTAAAGATTTCACTTCAACAGATACTCAAATTTTTGTTGATTCTGCACAATTATTTAATTATGAAGAAAATGAATCTGCAATAACTATCAACCAAGTTTCTGGATTGCTAGTATCTGGTGATCCAGAACCTGTTGCGTGTGCTTTAACTGCTGTTGTATCTGCTGCAGGAACAATTTCATCTATTGATATTATTGATGGTGGTAGTGGATACGATTCTGGATCAAATGTTACCATTGTTGTTGCAACACCAATTGGTGGTATTGGAACTGATATCTTTAAAGCAGAAATTAAAGATAAGGTTGGAACAGTTGGTATTGGATCCACAGTCATAACTGGAATTGATCCAACATCAATTAGAGTTGGGCATTCTTTAAATAGGGCATTTGATGGGGCGCTGGAAATTTTAGATAAGACATTTACAGTAATTGGAGTTGGCACAGATTCTATTGAACTTAATAAATCTCCTGCAAATACTAGAACACTTGTAAGAACATTTGATTTTGGTTTGTATCAAGACCAAGTTCGCGCTACTGCGTCTACAACAGTTTCTATTGGAGGAACTATTAGTTCTATTTCAATAACTAACCCTGGTTCTGGATATACATCTACAGCATCTCCAGATTTGCTTACAGCACTACCTGTTGTTCAAGATGAACTGATTACTGGTATTGAGTTTGTTTCTGGTTATAGTGGCATTATTACGGGTATTACAACGAGTGTTGGAACTGGTGGCAATCCACTAGCAATTAGATTTGACTTAGAATTTGAACCTACATCAATCATTGATTCTTTGGAAATTGGATATCCAATTATGGTTTCAAATACAACTGTTGGTGCAGGAATTACATCTATTGATGATGGTGATAATGCTGTTGTTGGTATTGGAACAACATTTGCTGATAATATATACTATGTTCACGCATTTACCAGACAAAATCTTACAGGAATTGTAACAGCAAATATTCTTTCAACCACCAATCACATTGGCATTGGAACTACTACTGGTCCATATTGTGGATCATTCTCTTGGGGTAGATTATCTGGATTTGCGAGAGGATCATCTGCTATTGGTATCGGAGTTTCTGGATTTACCGTAAATTCTGGTCTAACAACATATCCAACAATCCAAAGAAGAGACTTTGGACTTAGAGATAATGGATCTCTAAGAAAAGATCTTGGTTAATCATTTATAAATATAGAAAAAAGCTAGCGATATGGCTGCGATTGTTACAGATCAATTTAGACTTTTAAACGCTGAGAATTTTGTGGATTCTGTTAGTGATCCCAATAATTCTTATTACGTTTTTTTGAGTCTTGTGAATCCCTCCGCAAATGTTGGATTTGGGAGATCTACTACATGGGATACCAATACTCCCTCACCAATAGACAATAAAAACTACCTAAGTCATGTCAAAGATACTATGATTTTTGGTAAGAGAATTACCAAAAATGATATTAGAAGACTTGTAAGGAGAATTGACTGGAAGCAGGGAACAGTCTATGAGATGTATAGGCATGACTATGGATTAGATAATCCCTCACCACAAACAAACTCTTCTAGATTATATGATGCAAATTACTATGTAATTAATAATGATTTTAGAGTATATGTTTGTATAGATAACGGATCTTCAGAAGTAAATCCAACAGGAAACTTCTCCCAAGATGAACCAACGTTTGTTGATTTGGAACCATCACGAGCAGGTGAGAGTGGAGATGGATATGTTTGGAAATACTTATTTACAGTTGCTCCTAGTGATATTATAAAATTTGACTCTATTGAATATATTCCAATTCCCAATGACTGGGAAACAACAACAGAGCAACAAATTGTTTCTGTTAGAGATAATGGTGATTCTACAATTAATGAAAATCAAATTAAAAAAATCTACGTAGAAAAACAGGGATCTGGTTATAATACTACCGACGCTGAATTGGATATTTTAGGTGATGGTGTAGGTGGAAAGGCAGTTGTGAATGTAGTTGGTGGTAAAATTACTTCAGCAACTGTTTCTGCGGGTGGAAATGGATATACGTATGGAAGAGTTGATTTATCTACTATCAACTCAGGTGCTACTGGTTTTGCACACCTAATTCCAATTATTCCCCCATCTAGAGGGCATGGATACAATGTATATGAAGAATTGGGAACTGATCGTGTTTTAGTCTATGCTCGTTTTGATGCATCTACTAGAGACTTCCCATTAGATACAAGATTTGCACAAATCGGAATCACAAAAAATCCAAGTAGAGTTGGAACAGCATCTTCCGTATTCAAAGAAAGTCAGTTTTCCAATCTTGGTGGATTTAAACTATCTTCAGTTTCAAATGCAGAAGACGCAAATCCTGGAAATAAAATTTTCCAAACAGTAAGTGGAGTTGGAACTGCAACTGGATATCTTGCTTCTTATGATACAGAAACTCAAGTTTTAAAATACTTCCAAGATAGAAGTTTGTATTTTAATGCTGGTTCATATGATCAAAAAGATTCTAAGAGTGTTTTATCTGAAGCAAAAAAAGTTGTTTTTTCAAAAGATGGTGGAACAGTAACCTCAACAAATAGTTTTAGTGGAACAATCGATCAAGATTTCACTGGAATTACAACAGCAGTTACTTCAACTAAAAACGTAAATTTAGCAACTCAATTTACAAATGGGGTTGCTCTTCCTGAGATAAATAAAGGATCAGGGGATATTATCTACCTTGATAATAGACCTCGTGTCTCAAGAAACCCACGACAAAAAGAAGATATTAAAATAGTACTGGAATTCTAAAATGTCACAAAAAACAAACTTAAATGTTTCCCCATATTATGATGACTTTGATTCCAATAGTAATTACTATAGGGTTCTTTTCAAACCAGGATTTCCAGTTCAATCCAGAGAACTGAGTGTTTTACAGTCAATATTACAAAACCAAATTAAATCATTTGGTAATCACATCTTTAAAGATGGATCTATTGTAATTCCAGGAAATATATCATATAACTCGTCATATTATGCTGTAAAAATTAACCCAACACACGTTGGTCTAAGTGTTGGTCTATATCTTGAGCAGTTAATTGGTAAGAGAATTAAAGGACAAACTTCTCAAATTACAGGAGTTGTTCAAAATGTTGTAAAAAATACTGAATCTATAACTGACGATTATACATTATATGTAAAATATATCACGTCAGATTCTGCATTTAACGTTTCACAATTTACGGATGCAGAAACCCTTGTTACCTTGGATAGTGTAACATATGGAAATACTACAATATCTTCTGGTGATACTTTTGCAACATTAATTAATTCAGAAGCAACATTCACTGCATCTGCGGTTTCTATTTCTGATGGTGTTTACTATATTAGAGGTCATTTTGTAAATGTTGCCGAAGATACTATAATTCTAGACCAATATTCTAATACACCTTCATATAGAGTTGGTCTATCAATTTCAGAATCAATTATTGACGCACAAGCAGATAATTCTTTATATGATAATGCTAGAGGATTCTCAAACTATGCTGCTCCAGGTGCAGATAGATTGAGAATTTCCACAAAATTATCCAAAAAAAGATTAACTGATACTGACGATAAAGATTTTGTTGAAATCTTAAGAGTATCTGATGGTGTAGTTAAAAAAATTCAAGATACTAATCAGTATTCAGAAATTAAAGAGTATATTGCTAAGAGAACTTTTGAAGAATCTGGTAATTATGCTGTAGATCCTTTCAACATTGAAGTAGAAAATTCACTCAATGATAGATTGGGATCTGATGGTGTTTTCTTTCCTGGTCAAATTACAGAGAAAGGAAATACACCTACAGAAGACCTCCTAGCAATTAAGGTTTCTCCTGGAAAAGCATATGTTCGTGGATATGATGTTGAGAAAACATCCACAACTATTCTAGATGTAGCAAAAACAAGAACTACGAGAACTGTTGCAACATCTTCTATTCCCTTCACTATGGGAAATAGATTGAGACTGAATAATGTTTCGGGTACTCCTGCAATTGGTCTTAATTTAAATAATAATCACATTATTGAATTATTTAATAGAAGACATAATCCATCAGATACAAATGCCGGAACTGGTTTAAAAGTTGGAACGGCAAGGGCATATTCTTTTGATCTCGCAGATTCTGATATTTCAGATACAAGAAATGTTTGGGATTTATTCCTCTGGGATATTCAAACATATACGATATTGACTTTTAGTAGTGGTGCATCTCTTGCCGAGATTCCAGTTGGATCATATATTGAAGGTGTCAATAGTGGTGCTAGTGGATATGTTGCATCTCATGTTGGTAGTGAATTTTCATTAGAGCAAACATCTGGATCATTTACT